ACAGAGGCGTGATGACAATATGGTCTTTCCGATGGCTCATAAAGAAAATTAACCTGATTACGAGGGTCATCCTCTTTTACCGGAAATAAAACGATATTGCTTAACTCATCCTCTGGTTTTATTTCCATGCTCCTCTCCTTTGATGCGAATGCCAGCGACGCGTAATGCGTGTTCTAGGTCAATCAGGTAAAGCCAACTGCCATTTTCTTTAGGTATCATGACATGTCGCTCATCTGCATTTATCGGGTGTCCATATCGAAGGTCGTAGCGAGTCGGTAATTGAACTTCCCGCGCATCCAGTTCAGCAATACGCTTGCTCCCATCAGAGATAACGCCTTCGTAATACTCACGCTGCTCGTTGAGTTGTGATTTTGCTTCTTCCAGTCCATCCAGCAAACCAGCGATAATATCCGCTTCCCGATGACGGATATGACGCTTAAACGCAGCAAGAGCCGCATCACAATCCCGTTCAGCATTTGGGCTGTCCGGGGTAGCCTGATACCACGCCAGCGTCGACTGATAGTTTTGTGCTGCCTCACGAAGCGCCTCATAGTTAACCTCTCTCATCGAGCCACCTCCTGATAAATCACCGCATGCCCCAGTTTCTCCGCCAGTGCCAGCTCTGCCTTAGCGCCCGCTGACCGCTGCCAGCCATTCAGCATGTAAATCGCATCCACACAACGAATCATTGCCATGCAAATATCCATGTAGTGCGGCTGTGTCAGCCCGTCCGGAAGTACTGCCGGAGTTAAGACGGTATGCCCTTCCCGTTTCAGTTCCTCTTCCGCCTTGTGAAACGCCTCACGGTTGAAATTTTCATATCCCGTCATTGGACCGGCAATATAAACTCTCACCCTCACTCCATCACCTCCTGAAAGTTTCCCCGATAGAACGCCAGCACACGCTGCATAACTTCGCTCTGGCGGCACTCACGACAAATTATGTTCTGCCGTCTGTTGTAACGACGTATTTCTCCGTCAGGTAACTTTCGAATCAGTGTCGGGTCAGCAGCCTTCTCCGGTGTCTTACGCCATACGCGATACGCCTGCTCTGATGGAAATACCCCGCAACCAGAGAGCCAGACATCACCACTGGCCGCAAGCGCACCAGATAAACGACGAATAGCGGTCTTACTGACACCCGTTTTATCTGCCAGTTGTCGAAAAGTTTCTCGTCCGCTCAGGCGCACGAATTCCACAATGCGCGCCTTCACTTCTTCCCGCTCTTCTGGTGTAAATTCTTTTGCCATAAGCGCCTCCGGCAATCACTTTTCCGATACAACACGGCGGGAAGAATCAGTAATCTGTCGAACAATATCCCGGTGCTTGTTCAGCTCCCGCAGCGCGGCGCAGACTCGCTCCCACTTCTGAACCTGACCTTTTGCCCGGCGCAGCTCGCGGTTAGCCACATGCAGCGATGGTAAAATCAGACCATCCGGATGTTTTCTGGTGAACGACGGCTGTGACTGCACTGTGACCGCCACACTTTCCGTTTTTATTTCTTCCTGTGTTTCTGCTTCCCGAACTGGTAACGCAACACCTGCTGGCTGAGGAAAGGCTTTACCATCGGTTTCCGCTACGGATGCAGCTTCCGGCTCTGCCGGTAAATCAGCGCCCGGTATGCAGTAACGAAATTTACCGCCCTGATTCACGCGAATCAGACGCCCTTTGCTGATTACCATGGCCAGCGATGAATTCGCCCGGCGGGAGGTAATCCCGAACATCAGTGCCAGCTCATCCGCCGTTTGTGGGCCATGTTGTTCAATCGCCTCAGTCAGCATTTGCGCTGTCACTTTCGGTACCGGTGACACCGGTTCACTTTCACCAGCCTGAATCAGCCACCACATCGACCCCTTGTTATCCGCTTCACCGCGGCGCTTCAGTTTCCACAGTTCGTTGACCGCATCTTCACGGCTGATTCCAAGGCGGGCCGCCACTACCTGTGAAGAGGCTCTTTTCAGTGCTTTCAGTGCGTCAAATACGGTTTCCATTAAAATTTCCTCCGACAAAATCGTTTCTCAGATTCAAATAAAACCAGCTGCCTTCCGGCGTTCGTATTCCTGTTTCAGCCGCTCAATTGGCGTTGGCCCTTGCGGGTGTTTCGCCCCTTCCAGTTGTCGTCGCACTGGCGGAACACTCATCCCGTTACCAACATGCTTTGCCCATTTCGTCAGTTGCCGTTCTGCAAGTAGTTTTAACTCACCCTGCGTCATCTGGCGCTCAATCCCTCTGGTACGCATTTCGAGGCAGATGTGGTACAGCACAGGCTGTGGCCACGGGTATTTATCACTCCCGTCGTATCGCCAGGATTCATTGCGCCAGCGCCGGTACTCTTCCATCACGGCATCCACCGTAAGACCAAATGGATTTGCCCCACTCTCCGAAATCAGCGCAACAAACTCAGCCAGGTCCGGGGGCCACGTTTCACCCGCCCGGCAGCGGTCCATGCACTGACGGCAGACCAGACGGATTTGCTGTTCAGTCATCGCACCAATCTGGGCAATCCAGAGCTTCGAAGGTGCGGCCCCGTTCTTCTGAGTCCAGCGGTTCGAATACACCTCCCCCATAAGCTCCCACAGCTTCCAGGCCGTTTCCGTTGCTGATAAATCCGTTTTCACGTTCCCACTGTTCGCGTGCTGCCCGGATTTCCTGAACTGCCCGTGATGCCGTGCCACCTGATGCTGCATGGCTTACCCCCTTGCTGACTGGTTTTACCTGTGCCCTGACGTGCTGCACGTGGCGGGCAAATTTCTGCTCCCACTGAACCTGCGTGAAAACCTTCCCCTCCGCCATCCAGTAATCCCGGAATGCGGCAAGCTCAGCAGGTGTAAATTCCGGCTCAGGCAGAGCCATACCCCACACTGCTGCCCGTTGTCGAAAATCCGGCGACGGCTGCCAGACAGTAGTCATCGAAAATTTCCCGATCGGTTCGCTCAGGCCGTCCAGGTATTCAGGTTCGGCTGTCTGCAACGGCGCACCATGCGACTCACTGGTCGGAATACTCTCGCGTTCACGCACGTTATGTGTGGGGTTTAATTCTTTTAGATCTGTATCTTTATTAGTTGCTTTTGTGTTTGCGTCATGTTCAAACACAACACCAACATTTGTTTGAACACCTGTTAAATCTCTCTCTTGTTTTGTTTGAACATATGCTTCCTTTCTGCTTCTTCTGGCCTGAACAGATGCTTTTCCGGCGGCTGATTTTTTGGTCAATTTTTCCCTGACTGATGCCAGATCTTCCTCAATCCGAAGATGCACCCATTCATCGCTGTTATCGCAAAAAAACTCCCGCAAGGATGGTTCCACATCAGCCCATCGCTCGTTAGTCAGACGGGAAATTTTTGCCAGCCTGTTTTTAGGTATTGGTTTCCCTGTTTGCCAGTAATTGAACATCAGCAACAAATACGCACCGTGCTCCTCTGCGGACAAATGCATGGTGTCAGCCAGGTAATCAGCTATGTACAGTTGCATGTATGGTAATGCGGCCATAATTGCCTCATCTTGTGACGAACCATCCTCTGGTGATATTCTGTGATTCCCCAATCAACAGAATCAGCAGGGGTCTGGCATAAATATCAATGCACCACAACAGACTCGCCGGATGACCCGCCGTCGCTGAAATACGCTTTCCGGTAAACTGCCTGGACTGCATCATCATGCGCATCAATTGCCGTGCTCAACGCTTCCTGGGCCGCCAGTAATGCACGGCGCTCAACAGTGTCAAAAATACTGAGGTGATAACGCAGTTCACGCGGAAGAACAGTCAGGATAGCTGGAATTAGTGCCTGAATTTTTTCAACAGCATCAGGCGTATCCTTTTCAAGCCAGCGAAAAATATTTTGTATGTTCAATCCAATACCCTCTGTCGTAGAGGTGTCATGCATTGGTGGATAAGTCATTTCAAGCTCAAAATATGCTGTCGCTATATCATCAGCGATTTTTTTGCGCCCTACCCTCGGATAAAGCAGCCACGCATTCATCGCCATGCGGATGTGCTCATGCTTGATTTTCATGAATCAACTCCCGCCGCTGCTTGTGCGTTAGCCTGATACTCAACAGGTAAACCATCGGTTGGATTAGGGTATTTATCAGGGCGCAATTCATGCGGAGTTACTCCCCAGTCAAGCGCCTCACATGCTGGTATAACCTCCTCCGCTGGCACTCGTTTTTTAAACCACCCACTTATGGTTTGCGGTGTTTTACCAAGACGACGCCCTAATTCTGATTGGCTCATTATTGACAGGATTTTCACTTGAGTACTTTTTTGCATGTTTCCCTCCGAACTTTACGATGACACCGATAATTACAAATTTAAATTTAAATTTCAACTTCTATTTGTAATGCCACTTATCAATTTTTTCTGTAGGATCGCGGAACTAGTTTACGAGGGGTGGTGATGATCTTTGTAAAACGCCTTCAGCAGGTGTTGCAGGAATTGAATATAAACCAGTCAGAGCTGGGAAGACGTCTTGGTGTAAAACCCCAATCCGTGCAAGGTTGGTTGAAAGGCGTGATGCCAAGAATGGATAAACTGGAAAAATTAGCAGAGCTCTCACAACATCCCGTCCATTGGTTCTTTATGGAAGAAGAAACTCTCGGCGATAAAATGGCTGTATCCAGTAATGACAACCAACCGCAACTTACAGAACAACAACGAAAAATCATATCGCTTTTAGATGAGTTACCTCAAAGCGACGCAGAGCAGATCATTCGTGATATGGAGCAAAAACGCGATTTCTATAAACGGAAACTTGAAGAGTTACTGCGGCAGAAAAACAAAACTGCCTGATGCATTCCTTTTCTGGAACGAGCATCAGGCAAATGACTAGCAGATTTTATAATCCAACCAGGCTTTCCAGGGGGATACCAAATTGATTATGAAGACGGCGAATCATTGGTAACGTAAGGCTTCTGGTACCATTCAACACCTCATAAACCCGATTTTTTTTCCCAATTGCGGGTTCCAAATCTTTCACAGTCAGCCCCTGCTGTTCCATGCGAAATCTTATAGCTTCAATTGGGGATGGTGGCTCAATGGGATAATGTTTTTTTTCATATTCCTCTATTAGCAAACACATCACCTCAAAAAAATCCCCCTCAGGCGTGTCAATTTCGGGCTCATTGTCGAACATGGGTTCAACAGCACGCAACGCGGCTTCATAATCTTGCTCTGTACGAATAGGTTTGATGTTCATGCTTACTCCAGTTCGATGGTATCAGCATCAATAGCATCGTATTCCTTGTGGTTTCCGATGAATTTAACAAATACCCATCCTCGCTGATACGCAATTGCAACAATTAAACGGTAATGATTACCTTTTATGTTGAATACCACGCGCCGGTTTTTCAATATACTGGCCGTTCGGTATTGTGCCTTAATGTCTGCTGGGCTTTTCCAGTCAGCTTTTGCCGCCTCATCCACCCATGCCCTTAGCGGTTGTTCTGCATCAGGATTCTCCGCCCAAAAATCCCTGAGTGTTTTAACTGAGATAATCTTCATAACTGTATAGTAGTCCCATTTTGGGACTGATGCAACAGCCCGCAATTACAAATTTAATAATAAACATGTTGACCAGTTAAATTTTAATTTGTAAATTGTATCCATAAACCCACCCCGCCCCACAGAACGCAGGGCAATACTTCGAGTTACCCGGCAGTGGTCAGGGGTTAAGTAGCCAGCCTGAGGCGTATGAACATGACGGCGGGGATTACGTTTAACTATGCAGCAGGTTTTTTGTTCCGCTACCCCGGCGTTAAGGGGAAACAGAGGATTTCTCAGTGGGCGAAGTCAAACATCAGAATGGAAGGCATCCAGGGATCAGCAAAGAAACAGCGATGGCGCTTTATATTGATATCAGCGCCATTGCCGGACAGGTAAGAATTATCAGAGCGGTAACTAAGCGGTATGCGCCTTTACTTCAGAAAGTCTCTGGTGAGTGCACCGAAGATATTGTCAACGATTTCGTCATCAAACTGCGAGGACTCATCTTCAGTTACAAGGTGACCACAATTTTTGCAGATGGCTCCCGCGAAACTGTCAGAGCCATGCGGTTTAAAGGATGTGTCAAAGACTTCGCCACCACATTCTGGGCAAGAAAACTTGATTGTATTCATAACCAATTTCCTCTCGAGTAACAGACCCCTCAGAGGATACCACCTCGCCTGACGTGGTTAAAAGCAGGCAGCGCTAACCACAAGGAGCCGACATGCAGAAACGAGAACCCGTCATCATCGCGCCAGACTATACCGATGATGAACTTTATGAGTGGATGCACCAGAAAATTAAGGCAGCGCAGGACCTGAAATGGGCCAATGAAGCCAGGGCTAAGCAGGCTGAAAATCTGTCCGCTCTGGAGCAGGATATCACCAATCTGGAAAAAGCAGCGGCATTAAGCATTGCCAGAATGATTACATACCCGCGTTAATAGCTAACCAACGAAGCTAAGGTTGGTAATTAAGGAGTTCTCCACGGGTGAGGTGGAGTGCGTGCGCCGGACACGGGTGAGCATCCGGCACTGACAGTTTACTGAAAGGATATTTCCCTGAAAAGTCAGACCATAACGCGAAAGCGCACGGCGAGGTAGCTGGTTCATAGATAGCCTGTCGTTAAATTTTCGTCGACCGTGCGCTTCCGGTTGTGGCAATCCGCGAAATGGCGCGGCGGTAAGTATGGCGGGGTTATTCCTTCCCCAGTTGAGGACACCGGGTTGTCAGGTTGACCATACGCTTAAGTGACAACCCCGCTGCAACGCCCTCTGTTATCAATTTTCTGGTGACGTTTGGCGGTATCAGTTTTACTCCGTGGCTGCTCTGCCGCCCTTTTTAAAGTGAATTTTGTGATGCGGTGAATGCGGCTCAGCGCACGCGGAACAGTTAAAACCAAAAACAGTGTTATGGGTGGATTCTCTGTATCCGGCGTTAATTGTTAACTGGTTAACGTCACCTGGAGGCACCAGGCACCGCATCACAAAATTCATTGTTGAGGACGCGATAATGGAAACGTTATTACCAAACGTTAATACGTCTGAAGGTTGTTTTGATATTGGTGTTCTGCTCAGTAACCGGGAGTTTACTGAAGATGCCATTAATATGAGGAAATATGAGCCTTATCTGCTCAATGATAATTCCATACTTTCCCGAATTGCTCTTCTTGAACTTGGTATTTTCGGAGAACGTCAATAACTTCAGCATTTGCACTGATGATGACGGT